TTGAGAGTCGCAACGTCTGGTGCTGGTTTTCCTTCCGCATCCTTGGCGTTAAGAGCGTTGTTCAGGCTCTGAACCATGCCGTCCATGCGTGACTCTATCAAACCCTCAAAAAATATGGGCTTGGTCACGCCATAGTAGGCATCAGCGTCGTGTTCCTTCAGCGTAGACATGAACGACGGTGCCAACTGACCTAAAGCCTCTGGGTGTCCAGCGGTCTTTATATCTTCGACTACGTTCTTCCAAAGCTGTGGGTCGGAGGTGTACAGTAATTCATCCGATGCCTTGACAGCTTCAACCATGTTGTTCAACTTCTCGTAACCTTCGGTTCCACCGATACTGGCGATGAAATCCTTGGCTTCCTGCATCTCTTGAACGCCATTGGGGAACACTGCCTTGGCTGCGTTCCAACGTTCAAATGCTCCGTGAAGTTCCTTGACTACCGCGCCATTGGCAGGAGAAGCGTCACGCATGGCTTTTAGGGCCTTGCGTACGTTGTCTGGTGTGGCCTTGGTGTCAATCAGCTTGTCGGAGGCCGCAGTCTTTGCTGCCGCCGCTGCTTTAGTCTTGAATGATTCTTGCTCTTCCGCAGACTTTTCTGAGCCGTCTACATTGTGTGTTTCAGTTTCTTTCCCTGCTGCTGCTGGGTCTACAACTTCGGCTGCGGGGTCTACAACTTCGGCTGCGGGGTCAACTACCTCTGCTGCCACTGGGTCTACAACTTCGGCAGCGGGTTCTGCTGCTGCGAAGTCAATCAAATCTTCTGCCATTTTGAGTCCTTCTTGTTTCTGAGTTTTCTGAGTTCTTGTCCTGAGTCTTAGGAAGTGTATTCAGCACTGTTTTCTACGCCGAAGAGAACTTCCACGCTGTACTTCCCGTCGTCTTCCAGATACACACCCATGGTGCCCCCTGGTTCTACGCTTTTCTCGCTACTTTCTTGCCGCCTGTCTTTGGTGCCAGTGACAAGGTTCTCCACTGTTACCAGATTTGAATTGTGCATGACGTACACGCCGAGTTCATCTTCGTTCCTAAACTCCTTGTCGAAGTACTCTTCTAAACGAGTTGTGAGTTCGTCCAGTGATTCGCCTTCTGGAATTTCTTTCTCTGGGTTGTCTATGTAGAAGTCCAAGATGTCTTTGTAAACATCTTTGTTCTTCCCAGACAAGAACCCCAGATTCCAAGCGATGAGACTTCTGTCCTGAACCACTTCCAGTCCCAGTTTCTCTGCGATGATGTCAGCCGTCTGCACAGCCCTAAGCATGGGCGAGGAGACCACTTTCTTGATCTCCTTGCCGTGATGCTTGGCTATGTCTCTGGCCGCTGCTTCGGCTTGCTTTATACCCTTGTCATTTAAGGATGGGTCTAGGCGAGAACGGTATACGTTTTCGTCGTTCGCCTCTGTGTCCCCATGGCGTTGAAGTAACGCTATCAGCTTCTTGGACATGTTATCTCCTGTAAAATTCGATGTAGTCTGCAGCTTTTCTGAGTAGTTCTGGATTATCTTGGAAGTAGCCAAGCCCACCGTTGCATGTTCGACACAAAAGTCCACGTGGAATAGGTGGTTCTACGTGCTCATGGTCAGCATCGAGATTTCGAACACTTGGCTTTCCACATATAGCGCATAGTCCATTTTGTTCTTTGAACCTTGCATCGTACAGTTCCATACACCAACCTACTAACTTTAGAGCATGACGACGCATGGAAACTTTCCAAAGTTCTCTGTGAGTTCTGTGGTACTCTTTGCAGTACTCTTTGTGCTTCTTCGAACTTGAATTTGGCATTACTTCCTCCTGAATAGGTCGAGCGGGAGGAGATTCAGGCTCCTCCCAACTCTAGCCCATGGTCGCTAAACCATGAGATTCGTATACTCGGCGGCTGTCGGCTTTGGCCCTGAGGATTGACACAGGAGCGGTGCACCTATCATGACCGAGTTTTGTTAACTTAACGCCTCAATTGACGAGGCAGTTGCTCACCACCTTGTTGAGGTGGTTGTTGCGCTTCTTTTGGAGCCTTGAGTGCTTCAGGAACTGCCTTAGCCGCAACTTTGTGCTGAAGCTGCTGGTCGGCTTGCTGCGCGAAGTCCTGAGCCGTGGCATTGATTTTCATCTTTGCCAAAGCCTGCATTGCAACATTTGGAGGCATCTTCGACACATCGACCGAGATGGACTCTGAAGGCGGTTTGTCAGGCGGTTGGTTCTGCGCGGCAATCTGTTTGGCCATCTTCAAGTGCTCTGACCAGTGCATGTGCACGTTCTCGTAACCTGCTTGTTGCTGTGGATTACCACTGTGGAACTTCTGTCCCTCTGTGGAGTTCATCCACTCGAAACACTCGTTCGCTTCTACAAGGTGGTTTTCACTCTCGTCCTGAGCAACTGGAACCGTGCTAATTTGCGGTGGGGTGGCTTTCATAGCCTGACCCAACTGAGCAACCATGGCTTCATGCTGTGGCAGAACTGGTTGTCCAGTCTGTTGAGCCTGCTGCATACCTGACGTGGCTTGCTTCATGGCGTCTTGCATCTGAAGGAACTGAGGATTGTCGTGCGGACCTGTCCTCAATAAGACTTCAAACTCATTACGCTGTTTAGCCGCTGACGATGCACCTGGGATTTTGAATCCCTTCATACGCAGCGCATCCAAAACTTCAACTGAGTTGGACGGCGAGAATATGATGGCGTTCAAGGCTTGGTTGGTTGCGCCCTGTGTGATAAGTTCCTTTAACTTGCCTTCTTTCTGTTGCCAAGTTTCTGGGAAGGCTGGATTGTTCTCTGCATAGCAAAGGACATTTCCTGCCAGCAAGTTTGCAGTGTTGACCGCAATGTTGCCCTTACCTTTGATGTTCTGTCGGATCGTCTTACCATCTCGACATTCGGCTGCGCACTTCACGGCCTGTTGCGCTGCGGCTGCAAACATGTCCTGTACTGAATTCCACGGACATCCTACACGCTGCAATGCTTGGTCACGCTGAATTACTGCATTGCCTACCGTGTTCTCGCCAGTTGCGGCACCGAACAATGAAGGCAGAGCGCCCGAGATTTCCTCGGACAAACTCGTGATGAACCATTTGATAAAGTCAGGCAACGCGGCTTGCGGCTGCGGAGTAGGCTCTACCATGATGTACTGGGCTTCTAACGTGAGTCCAGGTTGCGGCAGGAAAGGTCCTGTGCTTCCTGGGACGTTTGGTTGAGTCTTGAGCGCTTCCATATCGAAAGCGTCAGCGTTCATCCACTTCTTGGGGACGGTTCGTTTGAAGAAGTCGTCCAACAAATCTACCCAGTCATTGATTCTTTTCTGAATCGAGATGAGCATCGTACCCATGGCTCTGCGGTTCTGACCTTTGCCAGCCCACGGGTGACCGATAACAAGGTGGTCGTCCATGCTCTCGTTACGTGAGAAAGCGTACTCTTGCCCAGCCCTGGCCAGCAATGCTCCGTTAGGGAATGCTTCCAGCAACTCGGCCTTCGCTTCATCACTCACTGATTGGTCTAGGAACATTGACGGCCTAAACCAAGAAAACTTTACTGTGCTGTGTCGGTTCAGAGAGTCGCCAGTGACGTATGCACCAACTACTGCTTGGCGCACATTCTCTCTTGCGATTCTGTCCAACTGAGTCTCTGACATCCCATCGGTGCCTGGATTGATCTTGCTGGCAATCCACGGGAACATACCACGAACTACCGCTACGTCTAAGTCCAGAGACAACTGCACGAACTGCATGAGGTCAAACGTATCAACAGCGATAGGAACTTTGTGATCCAGTTTTCCGTGTACGGTTGTGACTTCTCTTCCAAGAGGCTTTCTGTCGTCGCCTGCATTGCCTGCTTCTGTGAGTAGGTCTTCGCCGCCGTTGGTTGGCTCTGGCTCCTCTTCGGATGGCTCCTCGGATGTTTGCGCGTCCAGTACGTCGTCAAGGGCTTCTTGTCCCGTTGGCTCTGCGTCTGGCTCATTGAATACGTCTTCAGGAACGGTTGGTACTTCAGTTTCTCCTTCGAAACCGTACTTTTGTCCGTTCAACTCGTAGCGCGTCCACATAAGGACACGGTCTTCATTCCAGAAAATCCTTGCGCACTCGGTGAGCAAACTGTGAAGGTTATTGTTACGCGCCCATATCTCTTTGAATCTGTCGGCCTCTTCTTTTGCGACTCTGTCTGGGCCGTACTCTGGGTTTACTGGGAAGAACTCGACCTTAGGGACTTCACGCGCTAGTGCTGCGACAATGATGTCACCTTTGGGGCCGTAGATGTTGGTATCGTAAATTGAAGCGGTGTTCTTCTGGTCCTTGGCGCTGTATCCTGTACCAGCACCTGGGAGTTGCCATCCGCCTTGCTTGCCACGAAGTAGATGTTGGTACCCACGCTCAAAGTGCAGCGCTTCCCACGCTTGCTCTACTTCCATGCGGCGTGCGGCTGTGTCAGTCTTGGTTGCTATGTTGTCGAGACCAATGAGGGCACCACGTGCTGCATCGCTGAGTTCTGCGAACGGCTCAGGGCTGTACGGGAACGGCGCAAAAACCCCAAGGGGACTACTGTTCGGACTCTCGGGCTGGGAGTCACTTCCTCCCTTCGCGCCTTCCATGCCTGTGCCGACGTTACTGGGTGTTGAAGTGTCCGTTTCCATGTCGTTTACCGTGCCTCTCTAGTGATGCATTGCGGCGAAGCCTTTGGCTGACGCCTTCATGTGCTTGACGTGCGAACTGTCTCCTGGTTTTGGTTCCTTCTCGGCGGCAGTTAGCGTCTTGCTGCGAGGAATACCAAGTGCATCATGGAGACCACCCTTCTTCACACTGAACGAACCGTGTGAACCAAGGTTAACTTTGTGTGAATTATGTCCGATTGCCACGGGTGTTCTCCTTAGTAAACGTTGACGCCGTTGTTGCCACGTTTCTTCGTGGCTTGGGCGTTGCTTCCTTTGCGGATTCCCATCGTGACTCTACGGAACGAACTCGGGTTCTGATCCTTAGCAGACATCGGTGCTTGCTGCGGCGATGGGTCTAGCTTGGTGCGCTTTCCTAATCCTATGCTCATGCGAGTTTCATGCTCCCTCTGGACAACTGCCCACCTGAGTCCACTCGGGGACCCTTCTTTTTCTTGGGCGCTGTCATTGGTGCTTCACCCGACATCCACGAAGGCATCGTTGTGGAATCCAGTGACGGTGCCGCTTCGGTAGACGTGGCTTTCTTTCTTCCTAATCCATTCATTTCTTTCTCCCTAGCCCAGGCGCTTTCCGTTTGGGAAGCGTCTTACCTTTAGTGGCTGCATCCCATTCAGCGAGGTTCTTTCTTCCGAACTTGTCTGGGTGCGTGTGCGCCCATCCTGCTTGTGCTTGGCTGACGAATGGCATGGCAACTCCTTACTGTGTGCCGCCGACCGCAGAGGCCGACGTGGTTGCGCCAGCAGGAACCGTGATGATCAAACCGCTGGACACTAACTTGACAGTCAGTGATGCAGTGTTCCCGTTGCCGCTGATAGCAGTGACCGTACCGAGGACGGTGCAGGAATCTCCTGGCTGTCCGTAACTCTTGCCATTTAGTGATACGGCGTAATGTGGGTTAGACGTGTCGTTCGAGTGTTGCACTGCGTTGGCATCGTTCCCTTGGTGCACAAACGTTGCTGGCGTCAGCACAGTTCCCGACGTAACCAAAGCCAGTTGACTTGGGTTAGTAGAGCCGAACTCTGCTTGAGAAACGACCGTGGCGATGATAGAAACTTGGTCACCGATGAAGACTTGCTTTCCTAACGAATTCAGTGCTGCCATGGGTTCTCCTTATACTAGGTCGGCAGCTTCGTGCTGCGGAACTTCGTCGTTGTCGCCTTCGGAACTTGCGCCCTGTTGATCTGGGTGTGTACGTCTCTTTACGCTGCTGGCCTGAAGTTCTCCACCTGCTTCGTACGCAAGTGCGGGGTCCGTGAAAGCTGCGTGGTGCTCGTGACCGTCTTCAAACTTGGCGTGAACTGTGTGCTCACCCTTGTCGTGGTCGTGCGTGTACGTCACTTGCGAAGCAACTCCGTGGTGTTGTACGGCCTCGCTTGGCGTGCCTGCTTCGGCTTCTGTGTCACGTGGATTGTCATGGCTCTCATCGGAGGCAGGTGCATTCACCTTATCGCTACCGTGCTCCATGGGAGTTGACTTTGGTTCGGGTTGACCTGGGGCTTCGTAATCGGAATCCATCTTCGGCATTCCCCCGCCGTCTTTCGAGGCGTGCTCTTGGTCCTTACGTTTCCCGACGAACGCACTTCCATACTTCTCACCTGTCTTGGTTGTGTACATGTTGTCTCCTTAACCTAGAAGGTGATCGAACTCACCTGGGGCTTCTGGTTCTTGCTTCGGCATTCCAAGATGCTTCGCGGAAGCGTGTGCTGCCTGCGCAGTCTTGTGAATGGATTGGTGCATGTGACCATCGGCATGGACAGATGCCACACTGTGGCGTCCTGTGCTCTTATCATGAGTCACAACGATCTTTGATGCTGGGCCATGCGCTGCGGCGTCACTCTTGACATCGTCAGGCACTACATCTTCATTGGTGGCTTCACCGTTCTCGTCCGTACGAGGGTCCTGAGGGTCCGTTTGCTCTTCTGGCTGAGAATTCTCTTCTTGGTTCATTCCCTTTGGCTCACCCTGCTCTACGCTGGTGTCTTCCAGCAAATTCTTGGCTTCGCCTTCGGAATCTGTGCGGCTCATCGGCTTGTTTGAAGTTGGGGCTTTGGGAGCGACTTTCTTGTCGCCTTCGCCCATCTTCTTCATGCCAGACTCTTTTGGCTCTTCACCGAGCATGTGTGTGCCGTCTTCGCTGTGTTTCTCGTCGTAGTTCTTACCAACCATAGAACTACCGAACTTTTTTCCGTCTTTTGCGGTAAACATTGGTTATCTCCTCGTTACTTGCTGCAATCTTTGCAATCTTTCACAAGGGTGCCGAGTTGCTTGAGCAAATCCGCCTTGCTTGTAGCTACTGTCTTACACGGCTCACAATAAGGCTCTGGAATCCAGCCTTTTCGTTGTGACAGCGTCTTTTTCTTTGGCGCGTACCGTGCTCTTATTTCGAAGCCGTTATCTGCGATTTCCACCTCAAAACTTCGCAAGCTGCCTTTATCTTTGTCTTCCATGGCCATTCCTCCGCTGCTTTGTTCGCAGCATGCGTCTCCGTACATGATTTACGCCTTTACGCCGCCAAGTGCCGACGCTTTCTCTTCCGCCACTTCTTTTGCCAACAATTTCTCGTGTTCATCGACCGTATGTTGCCAACTGGTCATCATTGGCGGCATTTCCATGCTGGCAAAACTGGGTTTTCGAGGTGTGATGCGACTTGGATCAATTCCGACCTTTTGTTGAATGGAAATCTCGAAAATTGCAAGTTTTGTCTGCAATGCAGCTTTCTCACCTCGAACATCAGCGATGATATTCTGATATTCCTGAATTCTTGCTTCTAAATCCTGTCGGACACGAAGTAAGTCTTCTTCAAGCCGAGAAACCAGCGCAGAATAGAACAAATCGTCCCACGCCTGTCTGAGTTTTTCTGAAAATCGCATTGCGTCTCCTATTGCGGAACTTTTCCCATCCAAACTGGTTGTTCGGGCGGTCGGAAGCACACAGTTTTGTTTTTTGCCTCTGCGTCCTTCTTCATTTTGTAGAAGTGTGCTGCAAATGGATCGGTTTTCGCTAATTCGAGAGCCTGATCACGTACGGTGTCGGCCTCAGGCTTCTTTCTTGTGCCTAACTGACCATAAACACCTAAACGGAAGCCGTCATAGCAGTCATCGCCCTTCGCATTGACTTTTAGAACATCGTCCATGCATTTTGGATCACGCATCAACGACGGAATCGACAAAATAATGTCTTTGCACGAGTCGAGGACGACTAATTCGCCGTTCTTGATCATGTTGTACATCAAAGATGCCGAACCGATGCGATCCATAGTGCCACGAGTCACTGGCGGTAACCCGAAGTCACGTAAAACTCTTGAGTATTCGTCCGCAGGCGTACGTGCTTCCATCACACGAGAGAATTTTTCGTGCGAGAAGTAAATCGCCTTAACTTTTACTTGCTTTCCGTTCGGCAAACGTGCTCTGCTTGCCAGAATGGACGCTAATTCC